CAACCTGTCCAAACAGAGTTAATCCAGACCCTTTGCCCTGAGTGCTATCAATATATTCAATAACATTAACCGTTGCATAGTACTTATTTTCTAGGATCTTCTGCTTTAACTCTTCACCCAAAGCATCTGTACCCTCAAGATAGCTAAGTATCGTGTCATTCCTAAGAACCCAATACTCATCCACCAAATCTTTTAGTTCTGGGTGCTTTATATTGAGTTCCTGCAAAAACCTAGATGCTTGTTCTAGGGTCACGCCTCTTGTATTAATCAGGTTAAGTCTATCTCCTTTAACAATACGCTGGTACATCAGATACTCACCAAACTCTTTAGGTGTAGCACCCTTCATTCTTGCAGGAGTCATAATCCTCGCACCAATCTTATCTAAATATAACTCGACAATAGAGTTCTTGTATAGCATATCTCTATACTTATAAATTGGATTATCTTTTGGAGAAACATCGACACCAATCTTCTTGGCAAACTTCGTTCCTTGTATTATTCCATGAGCCTCATCAATTAACGCCCATGACATATAATCAGTCACTCTAGCATCTTTAGCTTGATTGGCTCGTATATCTGCCGCCTCATCAAAATCACCCCTTATTTTCCTGCGTAGATTTGCATCAGAACTTCCATGAAGTGCGATCTCCTCTTGAATCATTCTGTAGTTCTTGAGGAATCTCTGATTGTTCTCAATAAACTCCATGAACCCGTCAAACGCTTTTGGAGCAACCTCTTTGGCAAGTCTGGGATTCACCATAAACGCACTCATAAAGTCTGCATACAATTCCGCTGAACTATTCCGATATGTCAAATACTTAGAATCCGCAGCACTCTCATCAAATGGTCTCCACTCTTTAGATAAGTTGTATAACTCTTGATGGATCTCATCCTTGACCAACAGCCCTCTACGATGAGCTTCTGCCATAAATAACTCTTCGTACTTCTTGGACACCTCTGCATCAGTTATTTTCTTATCTTGCCCTCTATTCTCTCCACGATCTATAATATCCTGAATCTCCTGTGGGATCTTCTTGTGTGCTAGTGTGCGAAGGATCTCTTTCTTCTGCTTGCGATTCAGGCTTGCAATAAACTCATAGATTGCTGGATCTGCTTCCGCTCTTCCAACAACTCCTGTAAAGATATCTTTAATCTGTTGAGGAGTAATACCTAACTCTTTCTGAATTTCAGTGTCATTAGATAATGCGTCTAACTCATCCTGTAGCACCCTCCTTGCTTTCTCTCTCAACCTACTCTTCTCTACCGAAGAAAGAGGAATCTCACCATGTGGTCGCCCAGCATGATATTTTTCAAGATGTCCTTTTAGCGAAATAAGCCTCCCAATGATATTAGTTTTCTCTCCTGTGACTAACTCATGCCTTATAGTAGGATCCACAATGTGACCAATCTCATGCGCTAATGTTCTAGTTAACTGCGCTGGATCTTTACCTAACTCAGCAGCAATGACTATGCCATCTGTTGTTCTACCAATTGCAGCCTTACCTCTTACACCTTCTCCGAGATACTTAGCAACACTAGGCATATCGCCATTCAGTACACCTTCTGCAATTGCCACAATATCAGGTAGCGATAAGTCTACTGCACCATGCTCAGGATCAGAATGGTGATAGTTTCTGCTCTCTACTATATCTGCAACTCCTTCTCCTTTTGTGATCTTATGTAATACTTTGGCGTTCTCAGGAACAATAATTGCCGAAAGTTCCCCTTCTCCTTCACCTATATTTTTATAGAAGATTGAGTCTATCCCATGATCAGTAAGCGTTTGCATGAGGTCTTTGCTCTGCGTTTCAGATCTATTTATTCTAACTAGCTCTGCCTCTGTTATTACTCCCATTCTATGAAGTGCTGATGCTATTGCCGCAGGAGATTCAGCATTATTTAAGTCTGCCTCTTCATGAATAATACTTCCTTTCTTGTTCGCTAAAGGACTTGATACTTTAACCAGAACCTTATATGGTGTTCTGCTTGCCTTTCTTTTAAGAATTTCTCCAACCTGAGAGTTGTCCCCAACATGAAGAAGAGCATTAAATCCTTTCTCCATATTCACTAGATTTGGATTATTGGATGCGTGTTCTGCTAGGAAATAATATTCACCTAATTTCCCCTCCTGCATAGCCTTCATGTCTGGAGCCTCAATCTTCCTTACAGGAGCGTTTGGATTTCCTATCTCTCCGATAGTCTCTAGGTATTCTGTGTCATGAAATCCTGTTTTAACTCTTTTCTCTAACGACCTCTCTTGAGCTTTTATAATGTCCTTTTTTTTCTGTGCCACTATTTCTTCAGAAACTGCCTGCTCCAGTCTTTTTATTGATTCAGTAATTTGCTCTTTCCCGAATATACCCTCTGTCGCATTATATAACAGATCTCTAACTTCTTTTCCTGCCTCTGGAGATAACTTATCTACCATCTCCCCAAGATCTTCAACCTCTAAGCGTGATGCCAATATAGCGGAGTCTACATCTGACACATCTTCCTTTACCTTTTCAACCTTAAACCCCTCTATACCCTCTGCGACCTCCAGTATGCTTCTTTGGTCGTTCTTTACAATCTCTTGTATCTTTGCAGGATCTACAGCTCCACGCACCTCCACAAGCCTTAGCGTACCATTCTCCATTGGCTCGAATATAACTTCCGACCTACGATTAATTGCTACACCATTCTCAGTTCCACTCTGCTGGATAATGTACTTACGCACAATTCTCCCACTCACCTCTTCTAGCCTATTTGTAGATAAAGTAGTTACTTTTCCATCTGTTTCTACCGTTCCTGTAGACCGTGCGTGATGCGTTCTCAACGAGAGAATCATGTCTCTGACCATATCAGGGATCATGTAGACTTCTTTTCCATCAACGATATGTGGTGCTTCTGCTAACTGATCCACAATTTCTTTAGCCATAGTGGGGTGTAGTTCTGCATAACGAGTAATAACCTCATGCGGAACGCCAAACTGCTTTTGGATCTTAGTTAGTCTTCGCTTGATATAGGTTTCACTCTTATTCAAACTTCCCTTTACCTTTCGTCTAGCTGATGCAGTCATTGAGTGCATTAGCCTAAAGCTACCGAGGAACATTACTGAGTCAATTAGTGATTGCTGATCTACAATCCACGGCATATCTGCACCTTGATCTTTATATTTTCCCCATAAATGCTCGCTCTGAGCTAGAGTCACGCCTTGAGCTACAAATTCTACTGTTGGAGATGCAATACCTCTGCTCATCTTAGTGAGACCAGGAATCATCTCTGATAGCGACTTTGCTCCACCTCCTATCTTTGCGGTAAGGAATCCGATAACTGCTTGCGCACCAAACTCCTTAACTGCACCAATAAAAACATCCATTCCGTCAAGATTTGTCTCGTATGCTAGAGACTCTAAAATATCATCTAGCACGGAAGTTACAGCCCCATGTGTGGCAAGGCTCATTGTCCAGCATCCAGTAGAAAATGCTGCTGCCTCTACTACCCCACCTGCAAGTGGCCCTGCTGCTGCTGTTGCTGCTGATGCTGCTGGAACCGCTGCTCCTGCCGCAATTCCTCCACCTAAAGCACATGAGCTGCTGTATACAGGAAAGTCTAAGCCAAATGTTGCCGCACTTGTTCCAAGCCTCTCATACCAATTCTGATCTCCGAGTGATTCAGCCTTCTTATAAAAGTCCTGAACCATAAGCCCGCACTTACTTTTATCTTTAGCACATTCTTCGATCAATCCTACCTTTCCAAGAATAGACGATTGATATGCGAGCTTGCTCATCTCATCAAAAGATAAATCAACCAACTCTCCCTCACCTTCAACAATCTTTCCATCTTGCACATAATGCTCTTTTCCTGTGCTAACCATAGCCTGAATTGCTAAAGCATTGAGATATGTATCATCATTCATTGGAGCATATTTAGGAGTTTCTGAAAATACAGGCTCTTCATCCTCCCATCCAACTACATCAATTCTCTGCATTGGATCTGCCTCTTCATCAGGCATCATCTCAATATCTGAGTTCTTTAATTGAGCGTTAGTATTGATCGGAGACATAGCTTGCCGCACTGTATCGAAGTCTTGATCTGTAGCAATTCCTACCGATACTGCATTAATAGCACTCTCATTGTCTTCAAAGATCTCAATCAATCGCTCTTGAGCCTCTTCTGGATCCATCGACTTTAGGATTTCATACTTCTCTCTTGCACCTTCCCTCTCTTCCCAAGGTGCTGACTGCACACTAGATGCTAACTGTCTTTGCGCTCTCTGCCCATCCTCAAATAGAATTTCATGCTTGGGGAATGGTGTTGTTCCATCGTTCACTGGAGGAACATCAAAATCTACTATAGCGTTCTTTCCATCAATCTTTACAGGTGATGCTCCTGTCTTCTGAATAGGAGTAATTGAGTCATAATCATGCTCTAAATCAGCACTTATTTTTCCAGCATCATTATCAAGATCAATCTTTGGAGCAATTCCAGAAAGCTCTCTATTTTGCTTCATTCTGTAGGCATTAATCTCACTTTGCCCATACCCCATATCCATCAGGGATTTGTCTGTAAATTCTGTCATTTTGTCAGCCTTGCTCGTAAATGAGCAATCGGTTCTCTTCCATTCAACCAGCCAGTAGGTGCATTTTGGGGGTCATCAAATATTATCATCTTCTTGTCAGTGCCGTACATTTCCGATGCGACATCATTCCAATACATATTCCTAGCTGCACTTATAGGCATATTGTCATATTGATACTTCAAAATACTGCCATTCTGAAGCTCAATCTCATCTCGATACCCAGACTTCCAATTACTCGCTACATTATTGACTGCTTCAATAGCTGATATTCTTGATGGGACAGAAGTTGCAGGTGGTGGAGATGAATAACTAACTCCATCAATAAAGCTGTTTATCATCCTATCGCCTATATATTTATTATTCTCAGTTCCACTTATAACTCTTCCATCAGAGCCTATTGCTGGCGCATCCAATAAGTCTATCCATGCACTTCCGCTCTTATCAGCACCCAATCTTGCATCCCTTACCCCGTCCCATTCAACCATTCTTTGATCTACCTGAGCCTGTATTTCTGCCTTTGTCTGCTCGCTTTCATTCATTAGGCTCATCAACATTGCCTGTACATCATCCTTGCCCATTCCTGCGAAATCTACAGTTTCTCCCTTTCTCTCTGCATAGAGCTTTAACTTTAATCGTGACTCAACTACCGTGTTTAATCTGTCAATATGCTTCCCTAATGGAGAGGTCTTTCCAAAGTAGTTTTTTAGCATTTGCTCTACACCACTATAATGCGTATCACTGAGCTTATCCACATTCTGAATTAAATAATCCTGAACCTCTACGATAGTTCCTGTTGGATCTCTTCGATACTTCTCCGAAAGATTTGGTATCGCCTCTCCTCGCATAATCTTTGAGTTGGCTACCCTGTAATCAGATACATTTTCTTTAGGTTGAACGCCTGAAGTAGTCCGATCCTTAACTCTGGATCTAAAATATTTATATTGTACTGTACCAATAAAGTGAGGATTTGCCGCTACTGCCGAATCTATATCCTTGAGGGTTAATTGCTCAATATTATTCTGTAGTGTATTTGAAGTATCTGTATTCGCCTCATTAATCAGTCTCTTTATAACTACCTCTTTCTGACCTCTTCTATCTTTGAGGTGGGTAACAACAGAGGTTCTTTCCTCTAAAGATAGTCCTTGCAATGCTAGGTCATCATTTATACGAACTTGCGTTAGATACTTCTGGTCTAAAAGTTTCTCAATTGCATTATCATACTGTTCAATTGTAACATTTGATTCTGGCACATCTGGGTTAGCACCGCCAAACAAACTCGTTAGCGTATAATGTTCCACAAAAGCTCTATCATTACTCTTAATTTGAGTGTCTGAGAGAGGTATTCCATATTGACTTCTTGAGTAGAGATGCCGATAATACTCAAGGTAGTTTTCCGCAGCACTCTCCGTATCTGTAGTAAGGGATGATCGGTATAAATTTCCTGATACTATACTCCTTTCCGACTGCTGAATACTTACCCTTCGTGTGTAACCTTTATTTAATACTTTACCTGATAGCTCTCCAAATTTTGATGCTGACCATGCAGAAAATATAGCACTGTCTTTTCCATTAAGCGAATCAACATTACTTCTATATTGTGGATCATCTTCCATTGCTCTGAATGCGGCATACATACTCTTCTCATAGTCTTCTGGAATCCACGGAGTCTCATAATTTCCATTCTCATCAACAATGCCTGTGCCGCCATTAATTACTGCCGCATGTACAGCAGTTGCAGTTGCTTCCCACAATGCCTTTGAGTAGCTCAGATTTATTGAACTCTGCTCGTCTTCCAATGAGTCGTCAATCTCCTGATGCAACTTATGGACTTGTGCGCCAATCTTAGTAATTGCCTGACCCATCTGCATTGCTGCACGACCTGATGCACCTGCTTGATTTATATACGAAATACTACCGCCTTGTACTCTAGCAGCACCAATTTTTGTCCTACCTCTTGATCTAATTACTGAAGCCATAAGTTATCCCTTTATTGCCATACCAGCACTGTAAGCACCCATTGCGCTACTTGCTCCAGATAATAGCGAAGTGGTTGCTTGGTACTGACTTGCTAATTGCTTATCTGATCCTGCTTGCCATAATAGCCAAGCATTTTTCTGGCCTTCTCTGAGGATATGAGTCTTATCCTCTTCAAGATCATTAATTGTCTTCATCATATTAGTGACAGGCGATCCAACGCCTACCGATGCTCCAGAGCCACCCCATTGTGCCATTTGCGTATGGAGCTGTTCAAGCATTTGGCGTTGCAATACCTTGGCTTCATAATGGCTTCTTTGTAGCTCTTGACCATACTGTATCTGCCCTTGCTTATAGGCTGCATTACCTGCTTCTGTAGCTCCTCTAGCTCCAATAATGCCACCTGCTACTGCTAGTCCTGCTCCTGCTGCTGCTAGTCCTGCTCCCATCTAATCCACCGTATTCAGCGTACCATGAATTCCTAGAATCGTCATTGGTAGTGGCTGCTCCTGTTTAACTTCAATATATCCATCTCTATCCCAGCCAAGATTAGTTACCTTGACATCTCCAGAGAAGAGTCCTAAACCTTCATCCATCGCATCTGCTGATGTTCTAAATGACATTGAATCTCCATTAATCGTAACTCCTGTAGAGTTCAGTAATCTTACTTGAACTTCATTCCATCTCTTTTTACGACCTTGTGCTTTACCTGCCTGAGACCCTACCTCTGCTCTCATTGTCTTTAATGTAGAAGTATAGCTTAATCCTACCTCCACATTAACATTTCCCCAAGAATCTGGTATAGATGGTGTTACTGCGCCACCATTAACAACTTGATCTGGAAATACTGCACCATTAACAACAACCTTAACTGTCTCACCCTCTAAATGAGATAGTCCTGAGATAGTTGCCGATGCGCCAGATACTGTACCTGTTAAACCAGAATCTACATTAATCTCTGGGTCAAGATATTCTACATACTTCTTTGTTACCCCACCGATAGTTCGACTTATTAATAGCCAAACTTGATCTGATGTTGCAGTTGTTATTACTGTTACACTTTCAACTTTAGAGTCTGCTCCTCCAATACTATGTCGTGACCAAGCTACAACATCTTCTGGTCGCTCATAAGTCATACTTAGCAACTTACCATCTGCCGTACACGCCCAAACAATAGAGTCTGGCTCTTGCTGATACTCTGCATCTTGCAGATAACCTTCCGTAATATGCTCCGATAGAAGTGTCATATCAGGTGCGATATAAGCATCATTCTGGAAATTATACCCAAACTCTCTTAACTTTCTTCTAGCTCTTTGGACGAAAAGAATTGAGCTACCTACCTGTATAGGAGGTGCAGTCCAACTACCGTAAGTAGTCTGCTGAGTGATCATTATATTAGATGGAGTAAGCGGCTCACCTGATGGTCTTCCTATCTTAAATTCACCACCTGCCGTACCCACAATTAAATCTCTACTAGGCTGTAACCATCTGATTACATTGACTCTATTCGTTGCAATAGCATATTCCATTGACTGATCATCAAGACCTGTGCCTTGATCGAAGTTCTCATAGTCTGCTGTTTGTGACCCCCAGATTGTCTGAGGATTAGCGGAAGTTCCTGCAAAGAACAGTCTCTGCTCATAGAATGATACTGTTCTAGGGTAGCCATTAGTGGCATCCCAAGGAGAAGTTCCTGCCCATGTAAATGTAGGCGTAGCTAGAGTCCAACTTGTATGACCTGTACGACTTAACTTTCTCGGTGCGTGATTGCTATGACATATATACATAACATCTGCTGACTGTGCAAAATGTAGCTCAAATAATTCACTATCTAAATATGGTGAAGCGACCTCATAAGCACTGCCTCCACTTAATATCTGACCATTATCTTTATAGAATCTAATATACTGATCGCCAAACTCTAACACATAAGCCTGTGTGACATTAAATTCAAAAGGGATTAATCTTCCTGTATCTGCGGAATCTTTAACCTCTGCAACATGATACGATCCCCCCCTACGAACAGCCCCACCGTGAGGATATACGCTCATATTCTCCAGAACGCTACAGCCATTAAAGTACTTCTTAAAGTCTATCTGCCCTTCCAGTCGAGGACTAAGCTCCCCTGCCGTGAAGTTAGATTGAAATGGATGAACTCTAGCCATTACAAGCGGAAGCCAGTAAAGGTATCTGCTACGATACTATCTAATGATCCTTCTGAGCCATCAGCTCCTCTAGCCTCTCTTAACTTCAGCTCATACATCTCCCACATTTGAGATGTAAGTGAGTTACTTCCTGTGATTGAGTAAGCAAGTTCTGCCGCTAACCTTGCAGTTAATGCCTCTGTGAATAAAGCATCAAATTCAGCAGGACTTGTTATTTTACCAATATAAAGTATCTTAGCTTCACCTTCGTTGGTTAATAGCTTACGACCCTCTACCTTAAAATCAAGATCATTAGTCTGCATTGATAATACACGCAAACAATAAGGGTCTGTTGGCAGGGTATATTCATAGGCATATGTGAAAGCTGGAGTAGAAGTTAATCTACTTAGTGCTTGCCTACGAATCGCAAAATTCCAAGAGTGCGCTCTGGTTACTGAATCTCTTATAGGCTCATAAAACGCATTGCAGAGTCTAGCTCGCTCTGTATTATCCGATAATGAAGTAATAGGATCGTCTCCTAATTTCCTCAGCGCATTAGAACATATTGAGACTTCTGTAGCCATATATCACTCCATAATAAATTATTCAGGAGGGGAGGGAATATAACCCTCCTCCCCCCAATTACAGCTTATGACTCTAAAGCACCAATCTCCACTACCTTCTCATCTTCGACACGAGTAGCACCGATGATCATTGATAGGAATACTTGAGTTGCATAGTTCTTGTCATCACGCTCTGAAATACGAGTAGTGATATCCTGACCTACTGCTAGACCAAGACCTGACTCAGTATATGCAAGGCAAGAACGGATGCTTGAAGCAACAGCCAAACGCTCAGTACGAATAAACTTAAAGCCCAAGAAAGTATCAATCTGTCCAGAAGCTAAAGCACGAACCGTATTGTAGTCTGAAGATTTAACCTCAGTAGTTCCTAGTAGGTCTGTAATTTGCTTTGCAGAACAAAGTATAAAGCGAGCCTCGTCTGGATCAGCTTCAGAAGAATCAATAATCTCTTTTGCGCTAAGTAGCTTATCAAGAGTCAAGCCTGTAGAACCGCCAGCGATTTTCTGTGCTGAAGGAAGAGCAACAGTTGTTGCGCCAGCTACACCAGAATACGCATTACCAGAAGCTGCTGCGATAATAGCATCATCCATAGCACGACCCATTGCATTAGCACCTGCTTGTGCATACTCTGACTGAGGAGTGATAAGCATTCTAACCTTATCTTCCTGATCAATCAAATCAGCCCAATCATAATCAACAAGTGTAACCTTGCGTCTTGAATGTGGAGTATCAATCTGTGGAGTATCGGAATGGCGAGTAGTACGAACTACTGCTGCCGTAGCTCCAATACGCTCAAAATAATGGCTCTTACCAACTGTAGGCTGATAACGAACTGTATCACGAAGGCGTGATCCCTTTTGCTGTGCAAGATGTAGAACATTACTTTTATACTGCTCTACAAATGCAGTTGTGATTTCTGTTGACATAATAATGTCTCCTAAAATAAATTAATAAAAAAATATAAAGTTGACATTATCCTATCGGGTGTCTATCAGTTACGATGAATAGTCGAATCATTAAGTGATTAATCTTTCTCTAACCATTATCCTAAAAAAGGGTGGTTGTTTGAGAGTAGTGCAACAAGTTTTTACGCCTGTTACACTAACAATACCATAAGTTTACACAAATGCAAGAACTATTTATTGAAAGCCTTGTCGAATAAGTCCTGCATCTCTTTCTGCGCTTGTGAGTGTTTAGGATTTTTAGCATCCCAATATGCGTGACCCTTGTCACTATTGATCTGGTCGATACGCTGTTGTGCATCTAGCGGACTCATTACCAAGGAGTTATTAGCAGTACCTTTTGCTGAATCCTCAGTAATGCCTTCACCTGCCTTAACAAGTAGTCTAATCAATGAAGGATCATTTCCATATCGTGGATCTTGTAGTTTCTGCCTAATATCGTCATCACCGAAAACACTTAAAGCTCTATTGGCAGCTCTTAGGTTTTTGTCGTAATTATTACCAAACTCTTTACGCAACATCTCTTCTGACTCACCTGCCGTAGCATTAACCTGACTCCTCTCATCCTCTATCTGATAGTCAATTGCGCCTTTCTGCCATTCCATCAATCCTGCCATCTGATCTGGTGATAGTCCTAGCTTATGACCTGCCTCCCTAAAAGAGTTCATTGTCTCTTCTGGATAATATTGACCATAACCCTCTGGAACTTTTAATTCATACCCACTAGGATCATCTGGTCTTCCTAACTTAGAATATAACTCACTTCTCTCTTCATCTGTTTTTGGTAAAGGTACTCTGCTTCCTATCATCTTCTGCTGATGAATTAAGGTATTCGCTGCCGACTCTGCATCCTTAATATTTGCTAAGGTAGGGTCTGCCCTCAACTCTTCTGATAGTCCACTTTTCCAGTCGCTTAGATTGTCATTTGCTTCGGGTGCGATTGCTGGTGCATTATCCTCAGGCTCAATGGTCGCTGCTTGTTCATCACTCATATATTATGTTTCCTTTAAGTTACTCATCCTAATAATACGAAGATAGACTGCTCTCTCGCCTTCCCTCCTCGCGGTTTCATACGGATCACCCTTAACGAATGATTCACGCATCTGGTACGCAGCCTTTAGATCTTCGAGGATTGCTTCACCCTCAACCGTTCCAAACACTATTGCATATTCTTTCTTTAGTTTCTGTATTGCTTTAGCCACCACCCATTGCCTCCGCTATCTGTTCCATACCTGCTTGTGTAGATTCAACATTCTCTTTGCCTAGCATTGGCATAGCCTGTGATGCTGTACTAACTGCTTGTTGCGCTTGTTGCATCTCCATCTGCTGTTGCTGTTGCTGCATCCGTTGCTGTCTTTGAGCATCTACCTGCCGTGGATCTTTCATAATATTTTTAGGTACACCAAGCAGTTCTGCTCTTGATCTTATAGCTGCATCGTGATCCAAATTATCCATTATTTCAGGAGCTATCTGAGCCATCATTCCAGCCATCTCATATAAGCGTTCTACTGCTACAGCCTCCTCCATTCGCTGTGATCTAGCAAGTGGGCCAACATACTCAATATCAACCTTTACTCCATTTAATGATTCTGGAGCTTCCAAAAACATCTCATTTCGCTGCATAATATTAAAGCATCTTTCGATAAGAGGATTTAAGAACTCAGTCTGGAATCTGCCTAATGTAGGGCCAAGAAGCCTCTGCATTAATTCATAACGAACTTGAACTTCGGTTGCAGTCATTTGAGGCCCTGACTGTAGCTCTAGCTGGTCTGAGAAAAATGCTTGCTTGATAGATGCTCTAAGCTCTGACTCTTTCATATCAGATACATCAAATCTAGCTCCACTACCTAACTCTCTAATAGCTCCATCTCTACGAACCGTAGTAATACCGCCTGGCTTTGTAACTACTCGACCAATCACCCCATCATCCTCTACAGTTAATGGTGGATCAATAGCTTTTGCCCATGCAACTAAACCTAACTCTACAGCCTTATTGAGTGTCTTGATATCTGGTAGCGCATTGTAAGCAGGGGATCTCCCATACTCTTCACCTGATGCTTTTGACCATCTAGTTACAAGATAAGGAAGCTCGTTATAGCCACCCTCTCCTACTATATTTTTATCTTCCTTACCGATATAAGTCGAAATAAAGGGCAACTTCGTTTTAGCTTCACCCTGATACTCTGATGATGGCATT